ATTACAATAAATGGCTATTTTTTCTTTGCTGGATTAAGCTTATCTACAATTTTAGAGTAAAGGATGTGTCCCCTGGGAGCAAATTTCTTTGATTTACATGGACAAGCACACCTTATTACATCTTTTTCTATGTTGAAAGGAATACAAAAGTCATGTTCTTCGTTTGCTTTTTCACAAAACATTGAAGTTGTTTCAACTGTATAATTCTTACCTTTTTTAAGAACACCTATGACCTCAACATCTTTCTGTCCATACATATTTTTGTTTATATACTGACTTAATAGGTCATTAAGGTCATCTTTTTTAATAACCTGTGTTTTCACTTCTTTCTTTTCAGGAATATCGTCTTCTTTAGTGTATAGCTTTTCAACCAATTTATCTGGGATGACATGCCTTCTTCCTGAAAAATCTTTACAGAAACCTGATCTTCTTCCTCTGCTTGTTTCACAGTCACAAAAACATTTTTGTGTAATTAAATTTTTTGATAAAAAGAACCAAATGTGGTTAGAATTATGTTCTCTACCAAGGTTTTCACAGTAGTGAGATGTAGTAGAAATCAAATAACATTTTTTGTGTTTAAACATTTTTGTAATTCTAGCATTCTGTTGTCCCTCCATGTTTTTACGAATGAAAGTCTCAAGATAGGCTTGAATTTCACTATCTATGACTTCATTCTTTGTTTGGTGTTTTGTAAATCCACCCTCTTTGATAAAGTTGGATTTGGCTCTGGAGAGTGGTTTAATTCTTGCCGGTGCTTCACAGTCTGTCCTCACTGTTGTAAGTTTAAGCATTTCAACTGTGGGTTCTTGTGATACTTCTTGAATCATACTCAAGGGACCATGGATATATTTGTAAATTGGGAGATAGGGGGATTGTGTAACCTTTCCATTATCACACCCTTCGCACCCCGTGCCTCCACAAACATCATGCTTACCCATCTTGTGAGACCAAGGCATTCTAAAACCAGCTCCCGCTGTTTGTTTTTCAAGGTTTCCATAGACAGCGACATCTATGATGTCACTCCAATCCTGACCCCCGTATGCAGTCTTGAGAGTTGAAACAATATGGTCTCGGAGGGATAGAGCTCCTTCTTGATCTACAACAAAACCAAACCAATTAAGATGAATACCCGTCTTGATTAAATTATTTTGAACTTTCTTTGGTTCTGCAACAGAAATAATACAATCTTTTCCACCGAGGGACTTTACTTTATCACAAATAATCTTTGAAATATTTTTGATTTGTTCCAAACCTAATGCTTCTTCATCTTTGAAATCAACATCAACGAAAAAGTTATAAAATGGTGTTTTCTGTTCTACGACATAGATCTTCTCACCATTATTTATACATTCTACACACTTTGTGTAGAAATCATCCAATCTATCAAATGGGATTGATAGGACACCTTTGTCCATTAATACATGTGATAGAGAGCTGGCATTGTTAAATTTATTTTTATAACACCAGGTTCTGAACATGGATACTTATAAAAATATAGATTTAATTTTTTAATCTCGTTGAAATTGAGACATCTTCATTTTCTTCCTCCTCGTCTTGTTGTCCTCTCTTAAGGTCTCTTTTTATTACCAAAAGTTCATACGCTTTCTTATCCTTGTTGGTTTCAATGTATGATTGTGCAGCTTCTTCTGTAAAATCATGTTTTTTAATGAGTATATCTTTTATTTGTTTCAAAATAAAGCTTTTTGAATGTGATGACATTCTTACTTTATACTGAATGTTTTTCTAGAGTGAGAAGAAACACATGAATAAAACTTTGGATTTTTTATGATATTATCAACAATTAGATCCCATCTCTTCCTGTTGTTGAATTCTTCTAGTGTATCCCAACTCAAATAATCATTTTCATCAAATGTTTTCTTTATTGGAAGACGGGCAATTTTCTTTTGGTTTGTTTTGACTTTTTCATTATTAAATTTTGATATAATTTCAATTTGTTCGCATCTCTTGTAAGGAACAAAAAAGACATATACATTATAAATAAGTTCATCTTGACCATCTTTGACTGAAAACTTATATTCTGTATAGTCACATTGTTTTAATGAAACAACTCCTCGTGTTTCCTCTTCTAATTCCCTAAGGGCACATCTTAGGGGATTGGGTATTTCTCTTTTTCGACACCCGCCTGTGACAAATATCCATTCTTTGAAACGGCGGTCCCTAACTGTAAGAAATCGTGGTTTATCACCTGAAAACGATACAGGAATAGCTATAGACTTATATTTCTTCATTGCGATGTCGCAAGTTATAATAACCACATTTTTTATTATTCGATATTTTCTTCCAAACTCAAACTTCCCTTAACTTCTTCTTCTTCCTCTTCTTCATGCACTTCAATTTGTCGTGTTTGAGAGACTGGTGGTGCCTCCATTCGCTCTTTAGACATTTGAACTGGGTATGGAACTCTCATTACTTGGGGTGGTGCGTTCTTAAGGTCTCGCATCTCCTTGAATAGATAAACGGTTGAAATTACACATAAGGCAATGACAACAAGTGTAATATTCTCTCGTGTAAACATTATACTTTTTAAGAGCATTAGTTTTTTAAGCAACTATCGCACCCAAACTAGCTTTATATCCCATATCTTCCACTGGTTGAGGGGAAGCAAATTGAACTTGTTGATAATGTTGGTATTCATCTTTTGGTTTAGCCATGGGTTTTTCAATAAAATTTTCAATTCGCTTGGATTTAGGGTCATAAGTTAAAACAAAAACAATCCCCAAAAGGATCACGTATTTCCACATTTATTATATAAAAACATTTTTACCATAGTTGTTCTGAAGCATGGTAAAATTGTATATTGTTTTATTATCTTTTAGGTTTAGTTGGCATACATTAAGCCTCCCATACCCTTTTCTATGTGTAAAATGTTATAATTGATCGCGTAAATTTTTTCATCGAAATCTTGATTAGATGACAACAAACGAGCTGAATCGATACGACTGAAATTGAGTGAACCAGTTGGTTGAGTTTTAGCTGTGTCCAAGCAGAAACTGTAAAGGAAGAGTTCCGCATCTGTGGAAAGTTTGTCCTGAACGTGATAATAGGATGGAACAGTGGAATAGTTTGGATGAGCGAATTTAAAATCAGAAATATCAACACCATTCACTTGCAACTTCACCTTGTTTCCAGCTGTCAAAACATTCACTGAACCATCTGAACCTGAAACATTTGGACAAGAAGCAATCAATTTAACTGGGTGGTTAAATACAAGTTCTTGAATCTTAGTACCAGAACCGAGGACGCTTTGAACTTGGAAGCACAAGATGTCATGTGGTTTGGAAGCAACCATATTGCGTTCGTCGTTGTCCAAGTAGATGTAGTTGGAAAATGCTTCCCAACGGTAGGATTCAGCACCTGACCCCCACTTTATTCGCATCTCAACGTCGTGGTATTGAAGGGCAACGAGTGGAATACAGGCGTGATAATTTTCACAGTGGAAGAAGCGCAATGGATAGAAAGCACTTGACTTACCACGACCAAAATGAACACCCTTAGCCTTAGAGTGAGTAGAAGCCAAAACATCTGGAGCAATACGCTCTGTAAAGTAAGCATCTTGTGTATCAACAACTTGACCACCCACTAGAAGTTCGATCTTATCAATTACTGTAGACCAATCGGAAATATCAGCATGTTGGTCTCCCGCAGCGTTCACTGGAGCGAGATACACATAACTCAACAAATCCCCCTTTCGCTCGAAACGAATAGATGACATGCCTTCGTTTTTGACAACACCTTGCAACACTTGCTTTTCAACACTTTGGGCAAAGTTTGTGTGGCGTTTGTAGGATGACTTAAAAAATGAGACCTCAGGATTTCCCACCAAATGGACATCCTGGGCACCTACGGCAACAATCTGGGCTGTACCCGCAGACATATTTATACTATTATATGATTTTATTTTTTTTCAAATGTTTAACACATTTCAAAAAAGATATTGTTTTATATTTTTTTTCCTAAATTAGAATCTAATTATTATTCTCAAGTTCAACTATTCTCGCCTTGAGTTCCTGGATGGAACTAATCAAGTATGGAATGACTTGGTTGTAATCAATTGTAGAAGCCACATTACCCCAAGCAGAGTAATCATCTGGGGTCTTGTCTTCCGCTGGTTCCGCGTCGCCACCCAAAATCACGGCATGTCGCAATTCTGGAGTGTCATACCACAAGTCTTGGGCAACCAAACCAGATTCTGGTCCATAGACCTCATCGCCTTCTTCCATACCAGCTCTCTTATCATACACTTGTGGTGTCAAGTTAGACACTGTAGCCAAACCATTCACAATT